GTGAAAACTAGTTATACTTTTATTGTTATTATAATAAATCAATAAGGTATACTTAGTATATATCTAGGGAGTACTAGTATTCCTAGGTATCTTTTTTATACTAGTGAGATAAGGAGATATATAATATGTCAAATGTAAGTAAAGAAATCGTAGCTGAAGGTGTATCAGGTTTTGTACACATTACAGAGCCTGATAACTTTAAAGGTACTGAGAAGTATAAGATTACCTTAACCCTCGATAAGAAGAATGCAGACATCTTTAAGAAGGCTGGTATTAAACTTAAAGAGTACAAAGGTGAACCTCAAGTTAGTATGTCACGTAAGTTAGACTTCGGTCAACCACCTGTGTATGACTTAGATGGTGAGCGTATCCCTGCTTCAGAACTATCACGTTACGGTGACTTGGTACGAGTAGTAGCGAAGGCAGGTAAGGGAGATTACTCTCAGTATGCTTACGTAGATAAGATTAAGTTGTTGCAAAAGAACGAGGAAGCTGAAGCTATGGAAGCTAGTGGTGCTTTCTAATAAGAAGTAGTACTAACCTTGTATAGTTATGGGGTATCTTAGGATGCCCCTTTTAATTAAAGAGATATGGAGGTTACAATATGAGTAACGAAAGTAAGGTAGTTGGTAAGACACAGTGTCCTGAATGTGCAGCCAACGGAAGGGATACATCAAAGGATAACTTAAGGTTGTATTCAAATGGTGGTAAGCACTGCTTCGCTTGTGGGTACACAGTGAGGGGAGGTAAGGATAAAGAGGTAACAATCCCTGAGCCTAAGCAAGGCAACAAACGAGAGGTAAAGGATGTGTATCACGGTGACGCTATCTTTCTACCCGATAGAAATTTAAGAGCCGAGACACTAGAGAAGTATAGTGTTAAGGTAGAAGTTAATAGTGATGGTGAACAGACCAAGCACCACTACCCATACTATAACAAGACAGGTGAGGTAGTTGGGGTCAAGACACGTTTGGTAAAAGACAAGAGGTTCTTTGGTACTGGTAACACATCAGCAAGTAACCCTTTGTTTGGACAACATCTATTCCAAAAGGGTAGAAGGTACGTAACAGTAGTAGAGGGTGAGCTTGATGCACTATCTGCATTCGAGATGTTAGGTAGTCAGTACCCTGTTGTGTCAATTAACAACGGTTCTAATGCAGTTGAGAATATTAAGCACAACCTTGAGTGGTTGGATAGTTTTGAGACTGTAGTACTGTGCTTTGATAATGATGACGCAGGTAATGAGGCAGTCAAGAAGATTGCACCTATCCTAGGTCCTAATAAATGTAAGATTGTAAAGCTACCTGATTACAAGGACGCTAGTGATTACTTATCTAACAAACAATCTAAGCTATTCACCAATGCTTGGTGGGAAGCTAAGCCTTATGTAGTATCAGGCGTAGCTACACTGGATGATATGAGACAGGCACTATCAGACTATAGGGATACTGAGTTAATTCCCTTGCCCGATTCGTTTGGTAACTTGAACGAGATGTTGAGAGGTGGTATTGCTAGAGGTGAGCTAACATCTATCATCGCCCACACTTCTATTGGTAAGACAACACTACTGAATGAGTTGGTGTATCACTTCGCAGTTAACACTAACGAAAAGGTAGGTTGTTTTATGGTAGAGGACAGCCTTGACGAAACAGTACGTAAGGTAGTGAGTGTACATAAAGGTATTAACTTGTCGCTAGTTGCACCGAAAGACCTTGATGTTGAAGACATTATGATGGATGCAGTTGATGTAGGACTAGGTAGCAAGGTACAAATCCACGATGATGGTGGTGGTTCTATTGAGATTGAAGAGATGTTCTCTAAGATTAGGTACTTCATTAAAGGTATGGGGTGTACTGTTATATTAGTTGACCCACTACATACTGCTATTAAGAATTTATCTAACGAGAATATCGAAGAGGTAATGGATAGATTCATTAAGTTATGTAAGGAAACTAAAGCGTCAATCATCTTGAGTACACACACTCGTAAGCCTGATGACGGTAGTCACCCACATAAGATTAGTGAGTACGATGTGAAAGGCTCAGGTGCTATCCCTCAAGCGTGTCATAACAACATCCTATTCAGTAGAGATAAGTTAGCTGAAGATGACTACGAAAGAAACTCTACTCGTATCCGAGCACCTAAGATGAGACGTACTGGACAGACAGGTGAAGGTGGTTGGACACACTTTAATGGTGAGACTGGTAGATTAGAGAAGGGAGTATCACCACAGATGAAGGAGGTAGAAGAGTATGGCGATTTTTAGTTGCGACATTGAGGCTAATGGATTAGACCCTGATACTATCTGGTGTATCGTAGCCCAAGATGTAGATACAAAAGAGATATATAGGTTTGTACCTACTGGGTTGCACTTGTTCAAAGACCTACTAACAAAAGGTGACACCTTAGTATTCCATAATGGATATGGGTATGACGTACCAGTACTAGAGAAGCTATTGAATGTAGACTTCACTGATATTAATATTGAAGACACTATGATTCTTAGCCAGATTACTGAGCCTCGTAGAGATGGTGGTCATAGCCTTGCTAGTTGGGGTGAGCGACTAGGTTTTCCAAAGGGAGACCACAGTGACTGGTCACAGTACAGTGATGAGATGCTTAAGTATTGTATTAGAGATGTGGAAATTACTACTAAGCTATACAAATCACTAAGCCTTAAGGGTTTTAGTCGAGACGCTATTGAGTTAGAGTACGAGACAAAGAGACACTGTGCTCAGCAAGAGAAGAACGGCTGGTATTTTGATGAGGATAAAGCACTACGTGTACTGCAAGATGTATCAGCAGATATTACTGAGGTGGAGTCAACAGTACGAGAAGTATTCAAGCCACTGCCTGTGTTTGTACCTGTAAACAAAGCACCTAAGTACACAAAGAAAGGTGAGCTTACTGCTAGGTACAAGGCACAGAAAGAGAAGGGATGTTTCTGGACTAAGGATGGTGAGTACGGGTACAATAAGTACGAGCCTTTTAATCTAGGTAGTAGACAACAGATTGGTAAGTACCTAATTAACTTTGGATGGAAACCTACAGTACTGACAGAGACAGGACAACCAAAGGTATCTGAAGAGGTGCTTGAAGGTGTAGACATTCCTGAAGCTAAGCTTATTGCTAGGTACTTAATGTTGGACAAACGTAGAAGTATGTTACAGTCTTGGGTTAACGCATTTAATCCTAAGACCCACGCTATACACGGTAGGGTACACACTATAGGTACAGTAACCAATCGTATGAGTAGTAGCAATCCTAATATGCAACAGGTGGTAGCCAGTAACAAAGAGTATGGTGCTGATATGCGTAGCCTGTTTACTGTACACCCTGGCAAGGTACTGGTTGGTGCTGACCTTAGTGGACTGGAGCTTAGGTGCTTGGCACATTATATGAATGATGAAGACTACACTAATGAGATACTGAGTGGTGATATACACGCAGCTAATGGTGGCTCAGCAGGTCTAATAGAACCTGAGTGGGAGGTGGGTTCTGACATATGGAAGAAGGGAAGGAATGAAGCTAAGAGATTTATCTACGCTTTCCTTTATGGTGGTGGTGATGATTTGATTGGTAAGATTGTAGGTGGTGGCAAGAAGCAAGGTAAGAAAACTAAAGAGGCGTTCCTTGATAATACCCCAGCCCTCAAGAAGCTAAGACGATTGGTTGAACAAGCATCAAGTCGGGGCTACGTTAAAGCGTTGGACGGCAGGAGAATTTATGTACGCTCAACACACTCAGCCCTGAACTTCTTGTTACAATCAGCTGGTGCTATCATTGCTAAGAGAGCTTGGGTTATCTTTCATCAGAACTGTACCTTACCGTATAAACAAGTAGGGGTAATACACGATGAGCTTCAGATTGAATGTGCACCTGAAGATGCTGACGCTATTGGTAAAGAGATTGTCAAAGCTATGGAAGCTACGACAGATTATTATAAACTTAACTGTCCTATTACAGGAGAGTACTCAACGGGAGGGAGTTGGAATGACACACACTAAAGATGCAATTAACCCAAGCCACTACAAGCAAGGGAACATAGAAGTAATTGATTTTATTTTAGACCAAAAAGCAAACTACTTAGAAGGTAACGTGATAAAATATATTTCTAGGTATAAAACAAAGAATGGTTTAGAAGATTTAAATAAAGCTAAGTGGTACTTAAATAAATTAATAGAGGAGTATAACAATGAAAACAATTGATACATTAGTACAAGATGTATATAAAGTAATGCAGACGAGGGACACTAAAGCCAACGTCAAAGAGATTGCTGATACTGTAGGTAAAGAAGTATCCGAAGCAATTGAACAGGCATTCGGTGAGCCACAACCTAAGAATGGTTTACGTATGTCAGGTATTGGTAGGTGTGAGAGAGCACAGTGGTACAGTGTAAAAGGATATGAACAAGAAGAGATTGAGGGTCAAGTGTATCTTACGTTCCTTACTGGACACATTATGGAAGCAGTACTGTTAGGTATCATTGAGATTGCAGGACATACAGTAACAGGTAAGCAACAGAAGCACGAGGTTGAGGGTGTTAAAGGTTCACAAGACTGTTATATTGATGGTGAGTTAGTGGATGTTAAGACTGCTAGTGACTGGTCATTCAATAATAAGTTTGATGAGGACGGTATTAAGAGTGATACCTTCGGGTACATTAAACAGCTGAGTGGGTATGGTAAGACAGAAGGCAGAGACACTGGTTACTTCCTTGCGTTTAATAAGAACAAGTCAACACTTAAGTTATGTAAGCAAGAACTTGAGAGTGACATTGACAAACACATCATTCAACTGAAAGAGAAGATGGAGTTAGACGAACCACCTATGCGTATTGCTAAAGCCACTACAGTAGGTAAGGACGGTAAAGAAAGATTAAGTATGGACTGTGCTTTCTGTGGTCATAAAGAAAACTGTTATGGTGCTATTTGTAAAGAGACTAAGGGCAAGTTTACCTCCTACTTTGTAGATAACTTAGCAGGAAACTTTTAATATGATAACACTCGAAGAACTTAAGGAAAGGGTAGCACAGAACTATGATGTGTGCCTGATATGTGATGAGTTAGAACTAGAACCTGAGGATATACTTGAGGTCTTCGGGAAAAAGTTATGGGAAAAACGTGATAGATTTGAGGAATATTATGA